TCACCTGTTTGTAAAGGTACTGCTTCTAATAAATAATCGCCGGTTATTCGTTGACCTGATGCCATTTGTAAGTTAAACTCCGTTAATATGTTGTATTTAGCAATCCCTGTTTCCAGGGATTAACTATGCTTAATTTTAGATGCCTGGATTATCTTCGTCAACTTGGGCCATGCCATCATTTGTTACATTAATATCGCTAACAGTAAACGGAATATTATATGCGCCGTCTACTTGCACTGTACGATTATTAAACTTGGTTGCATTCTTAACTGTACCATTATCTAGTTGTAATAATACAATAAATTCGCCTTCTAATAGCGTACCTTGTGGTTTATTTACTAGTGTTAACGTTTCTGTAAGGGTGCCGTTTGTAACAATATATTTACGTGATCCTTTTTGTCTTACTAAAGAACCGGTTACTTGTGATTCTATATTACCTGTAAAACGATATGACGATACTTGAATTTTACCAGAGCCTGTACCGACTAAGCTATTTCCAAAGAATCGCTTGTTTATTGGTCTTGCCATTTTGTTTATCTCCTATTAATTGTTCTCCAATCTACGCGGATGGTACCGCATAAGTTCGCTCGAACAATAGTATTTATTTTTCTTTTACCATTACCGTATATAAATATATACATGCTAATAGCAACCAATAAACCAATAAAAGTAATAGGCTTTAAAGATTCAGCAATGACTAGCGAAGTGTTTCACTGTATTATAGAAGAATGGGAAGGTGATATTAGTATTATTAGCCCCGATGATTTTATTCTGCTGCCTGATAAAAATAAATACCAATATATCGTGGCATTTACGTTAGATACAAAGATGAGATTAGAAATAATACACATTCTAGATACTAATAATTACGATTGTGTTACATCAGTTCACCCTACCACACTACTTGCATCATCTAAACGCGATGCAAGTCTAGCCCCTAAAATAGGGAAGGGTACTTGTATTGCATTTAACAATTCATTTTACTATAATTCGGAAGTAGGAGATCATTGCTTAATAGAGGCTAACTGCACAATTTCGCACTCAACAGTTATCGGTAATAACACAATCATTCACTCCGGTACAATGATTGCCGGGAAAACTACAATAGGAAATAACTGCACTTTTAATTTTAGGTCAACCGCATTAAATGCGCTTTCTATCTGCGATAATGTAATAGTAGGTGGGGCATCAACTGTCACAAAAAATATTACACAATCAGGAATATATGTAGGTTCTGTTGCACGACGAGTAGGTGATTATAATCCATACGCAGAATATAACAATGCATAAAATATGGCCACTTGGAGAAGTACCGGTTGAACTACAGCGGCCTGAACTAAACCTACTAAAGGCGGCTGGATATACATGGAATGACCCGTACGATATTGTTAATATTTTTGAAGAAAAGGTAGCTGCATTTGCAGGTAGTAAATATGCAGTGGCAATCGATTGTTGCTCACATGGCATATTTCTTGCGCTAAAATATCTACAAGCTGACCAACAGGTTACTATCCCGGCATGTACTTACGTTTCTGTACCTATGCAGATTAAGCATGCCGGATGCAAGGTTGCGTTTGAAGATATTGCATGGAGCGGTGTATATCAGTTAAAACCATATCCTATATGGGACGGTGCAACGCGATGGCAAGAAGATATGTACACAAGCGGTATGATGATATTGTCTTTTCAGATTAAAAAGCGTATTCCCATTGGACGCGGAGGTATGATCTTAACAGACGATAAAGATGCATATAATTGGCTTAAAAAGGCTAGGCATGACGGACGTGATATGTCAGTGTACTATGTTAACGATGATTTCGAATTTAACGGATGGCACTATTATATGACACCCGAAGATGCCGCACGTGGTATTTTACTTATGGATCATCTTCCAAAGAATTGTAACGATTCGCACACTAATAAAAATTATGTCAATCTTACCAGCCGGGCTATTTTCAAAGACAATTGATATCTCAGCTCATATAGGATACTACTATATTGTAGATCCAATTGAGCTATGTCACAAAATAATTACAGGTATGGCAGAAATGAATTCTGTGTACCTGTATACGTACGAATGTCGTAGCATATATACCCACGGTCTTATCGATCTACTCGACAGATTATGTGCATTGCACCACTGGAATAAATCAGATATTTATATATGCACAGGCACAACTATCGATACACACCCTGAATACCCCGTTTCACACTTATTAATTCGTAATTTAACCACAATAGATCCCTCGTTAATAACGCCACAAGAGTGGAACAGAAAATATAAGTATGGTATGTTTATAGGGCGTGCTTCAGCAACAAGGATGTATGCATCTATGAAGCATCACCGATTTGCACATAATGCATCGGGTCTTACTAGCTTTAATCATAATATCCGCAACGTTCTAGATAACAACGATGCAATAACTTACCTTGGTTACTCTGGACAAACAGTAGACGAAATGTATGATACAATATCATCGTATAGTGATATCGATGATCAATTTTTAAATACAAGCACTGGTGTATCATACCCGCAAAATATCGTAAACGAAAATGTATGGGACAATGTATATGCAAATATTCCAATTGAAATTATCTGTGAAACATTAACCGACGAAGGTGATTTTCAGATGTCGGAAAAATTAATAAGGCCAATTTTATATAAGCGGCCGTTTTTACTTATTAGTGCCCCGGGCTCATTTGCATTCTTAAATAATCTTATAGGTATTCGATTTTTCGAAGGGGTTATACCAACATATTATGACGAATTTTCGCACCAGTACAGGGTAGACCAGGTATTTAATATCTTAAACGATTTAATCGAATCCGGAGATATCAACTATATCATCGAAAACTGCAAAGAAGATATTGATCATAATTATAATATGCTAGTAGAACATTTTAAGTTTAACCAACAGTGGATTAAGTAGTATCATTTTATAGCCACAAAAAAGCCCTAATTAAAGGGCTTTTTCTATACTACGTTTTTAACTTTTCTATTAAGAGAAAGTTAAGTTTGCAACGCTGATTTCACCTAAGTAATCACCTGCGTTACCTAATGAACTTGCTGTGTTAGAAAGTTCTAAGTAGCCGTATCGTGTCATAAATGATACAGTTGGTTCGAATGTAGCTGGATCTAAGATTACACCGCTTGACATTAAAGGAATGTATGGGCAGTAAAATGCAGGAGCATCAGCTTCTGATGAACCTTTATAACCAACTAATACAGGTGTTGCATCACTTGCATAGCTATCAACATAAATTTTCATGCCGCCATTTAATGTACCAACGAATTTAGTATTTGTCGGTGCTTCAAATGTACCTTCAGTTGTACGTGCAAATGCTGAAGTTGTAGCTGATTGTAAAATTGTAAGTGCAGTCGACGAAACAACAGCCCAGTTACCAGCACCACGACGTGTACGTTGTGCAATTTTGTTAGCAACCCGGTTAACAAGAACAGCAAGTGCTGCATGCTCGTCACCGACAAAAGTAGCTGTACCAGATACTGCTGCCTGATCGTAGTTTTCTTCTGTTGCAGCTAATGAACGTAGAGATCCAAGGATCTCTTGATCAATTTCAGCTGTAATTTCTTGTGCTAAAGCAGCCATAATTTCTGCTTCGACATCAATGCCGTGCATTGATTGAGCATCTTGTGCAGATTCAAACGTCCAACGCGCAGATAATTTGCGTGTTTTTGCTTCAACTGCTTGTTTCAAGATTTGCACAGAGATCTTACGACCGCCTTGTCCTTCTAATGCTGCTGTTGCAGATGCTTTACCTGTTGCTAAGTTACCTGAGTAAGCTGTTGCAATTTTGAAAGGACTTAATGCTTCGTCGCCAGCTGTTGTGCTAGTATCAAACGGTGCGCCAGCTGTAGCTGCTGCATTTTCTGCGTAACGTACACGCAATGTATGAATTTGGCCTACTGGACCTGTCATTGGCTGTACACCAATTAATTCATTTGCAATAACTGTTGGCATTACACGTCTGATAACTGGTAATACAACACGGTTAAGAGTTGCAACGTTACCTGCTGCTGTAGCACCTGCTGTTGCAGATTCTTTTAAGTATGAGCGTGTATTTTCTAATACTACGGCCATATTTGAACGTTTTGAACCTTGTAAACCTTCTAGGAGGGCTTCTCTAGTTTCGTCCCAACGTCCTTCTAATAATACTTGTGACATTTTTTTATTCTCCTGTTTAAAAACTTTCGTTTATTTTTAAAGCCCTGCCAAACGTTTAAGGTCAATAACATTACTGTTATCTTCTTCAAGTGCTTGCGGCTTAACATTTTTATCCCCAGTTAATACTTTGCGTGTTTCTGTTAAAGCTTGTGCACGTTTCGGTGCTTCTTTGCCAGATTGTGCAAGTACTGTTGGTAGATATTTATTAAATGCAGCTTGTAATTTAACTGTAGCTACACCTTCTAGTAAATCACGCATTACAACTTGCTTAGCTTTATTAAGCGGGGCAAGTAAATCTTCAACCGTTGATTTTCTATTAGTTGATTCTTTAAGTAAGCGTGCATTTTTATCTTTCGTTTCAATAAGTCGTTTTTGTTTACTAACAACTTTTGCTGCTTCTTTTAATTGGCTAGATTTCTTACCAATTAATGCGCGAAGCTTGCGAATTTCTGCATTTTCATTTAAGTGTGTAACACTAAATTCTGATGCAAACGCTTCGAATAATTTACGTCCGAAGTTGTTTTCGCGTGCAATTTTAATATCTTCATGCAATTGAGTTAGCTCGGCATTTAAATGCTTGCTTACAGTTTTGCTCATTTTTTTAGCTGATTCACGTACAAATCTTGTACGTAACTCGTCCAGTTTCTTTTTAGCGTCTGTTACCAAACGTACTTTAGTTTCTACTACTGCACGCTTATCTTTTGAAAACTCAACAAGTTCACGTGATAATGCTTTTAATACAAAACTTTCTAGTTTTGCAACACCTTCTGCGTTTACTTTGCGGTCTTTACGTAACTCGCTAATTTCTTCAGCTAGCTTATTAACCATAAAATCGTTAAACTTCTTGCTAGATTCCGCCATTGAACTGCGGAACTTAACACGATCTTCTGCAAGCTGTGCTTTTTCTGTACGAAACTCTTCAATTTCAACTTCTAATGATTCTGTAACCATGCGATCTAAGGCTTCGACCATAACTGTCTTGTCATGTTCATAACGGTGAGCAAACTCTTCGCGGAGTTCTGCTCTAACTATATCTTTTGTTTCAGCTAACTTAGCTTCCCAAGATTCTTGGATTGCTGTGCGAGTTGATTCGTTGACTAGTTCGCTATCTAATAATGGTTTTAACGCATCTAACATAACTATCTATCTCCTAAATCTTAAGATCTTTGATCAGGCGTTTAACTTCCTCTTCAAGGAATCTTTGTACTTTGTAATCACCACCTTGCTCACGTGCAATTTCTAAAACGTTATGTCCGTGCTTCATATTAAGAAGACCTTCGTAAATTGCTTTAGGATATGCATTTGGTGCGCTTGGTTGTGCTACAATATCTACAGTGACTATTTCAAATTCACTGACGTTTCCAGTTGCTTCGTTAACGTTGCCGCTACCTCTACTAGAAACTCCTAATTTCACTCCGCTTTCTAACATTGCTTTAATAATGTTACCCATTGGAGTTGGTAATAATTTTAGCTTTCCGAAGCCATTAGCACCTTCCATCCACATCTCTGTGATCATATGTGATACACGATCTAAATTAATATTTAAATCGTCTGGATGATCACATTCACCTAATACCGAATACCCTGTTTTTACTTGTTCAACCAATGTAGCAACTGCACTTGCAATTTCATCAACTGGATAAACACGCTGGTTAGCATTTTTAACGCCGCCTTGGATAAAGATGCCTTTCATATAAAGATCTTTACCGTCATTCTTACTTTCAGTAATAATGTTTGCTTGGTCGTATGTTAAATTTTCTTGTAGGTAATGTGACATAACTAATTAAACTTTCTTCATGCTGTCAACTTGCTTCATACGTGGTTTTGTATTTGCATCAGTTAACTTGCCTTCACCTTTAGCGTAAGCGTTTTTTGGTTTTTTAGTTGCTTGTGTGCCATCTGTAGCTGATTCAGAACCGCCAGTTGCAATATTTTTAGCATTTGCAGAATTACCTAATGGGTTTTTCTTAGCAACTGTAGATTGTTTGTTAATGCTTGCATTGCTGCCCGCTTTACCAATTTCTTTGCCTGATTCAATTTTTTGGCCTTCTTCGCCAACTTTTTCAGTGTACTCACGTACAAATGATTCTTCGGTATATTCGTCGTCTTCGTCTTCGTCTGTATCAAATTCAACGTCAGATTCTAAATCGTCCGATGCATCGCCACCGAAGTCGTCGTTGCTTTCAAAATCATCTTCATCATGTTCAGATTCTTCGTCGCCGACAAGTGCTTCAAATTCAGCCATTAAATCATCTAGCTGGTCTTCTAAATCAACAACCCGATCTTCTAATTCTTCTTCGCCTGCTTCTTCATCGTCAAACTCAATTGCATCTTCTTCGCCGAAGTTATCTTCGTCGCTAAAATCGTCATCGTCGTTTGTAAATCCTTCTTCGTCAGCTGCTACATCATCACCGTAGTCTTCAACATCATCTTCGGCCATTAAACTTTCGTATATGCCTCGTGACTTCTCTACTACAATCTGATGAAATAATTCACTAGCTGCGTCATCTTCGTTATTAATAACGAATTCAATCAACTGTTCAAACTTATTCATTTTTTATTCTCCCGGAAAATGTTTTCTACTTTTATTTACAAGATAGCAAATAAACTACCTACTTAACTGCCCTTTTTGACTCTTTTGCTAAGTATTTGTTACAATCCTGGCATTTCACCTTCGCCCGATGGTTGGGCATACTGTGCTTTTACTTTTGCCAGTTTTTGTGTTTTTTCGTATGTGCGGACATCATTCATGCGGCGTAGTTTGTTTATTTGTCGTAATGTTAATTTTGTTTTACGCAAGTCTTTGAGCTTACGGTTGCTTCCGTAATCGTCTGCTAGGTCTTGGTACCCTTCTTCTGCAGCATCAAATAATTCAAATAAGTTCATAGTATTATTTACCTAAACTCCTACATCTGGCATGTCTTGCTCAATATCAGCCGGTACATCTCCTATGTCAGCACCTAATGTATCGTCGATCTCATCATCGAAGCCAGCATCCCCTGCCATATCAATATCGCCCTCGATACCGCTCGGTGTAATCCCTACTGATCGCATATCGCTACCCGATGCGTTGTCTGCTACTGTATCAGATTGTTCTTCTTCCCATAACGTTTCATTTTCAAGCATTTCTTCTTCAGATAAGCCTAGGTAGCGCGACATTAAGAATCGTTTAGACATATACGGAGTTGCTTCTAGACTGCTAAACGAGCTTATACGTGATTGATCAAGCTCTGCTATATGGTAATGAGCAAAATTTTGCGGTTCATTAAACGTCAAATTAAACAGCGAGCTATCAATATTAAGTCCTCGCCAGTTCATGAACATTTTAAATTCGTTATCTAGCTTTTCAACTAAAAGGCGTTGTAATCGCATGCAATACTGATTAAATCTAAACTCTTGTATAAGTGCAGTTCCTACTTTACCGTCATTTAATCCTCTATCGGATTCGTCAGGTCCTGTTGGTAAGTAGCTACTTGGTATACGTAAGCCACGCATCATTTTATTAGTAAAGAAGCGTAAGTCGTCTATCTCGCCTAAGTTTGCACCGCCTGGTAATGTATCAACCGAAGATCCCCTGCCGTCTGCTGTTTGCGGAAAGAAGAAATCTTCGTTAATGCTAATAGGGCTATATGTCGAATCCATCGTAGCTTGGCCGCCTTGTGTACTTGGAATTCTGCGTTGGTGTATCTCGTTTTTAACACGATCAACAAATGCCATTGCCATATGAGATGGCATATTACCAACATCAATCTTAAATACTCTACGTTCCGGAGCTCTTTGCACACGATAAATGATAATCGCATCTTCAAGCAATTCTTTTTGTTTATATACCTTGAATATTGTTTCTAGCACGCTAGTACCAAATGGCCAGTTAACATCAAGGCCTTCTGTTAAGCTCAGATGCACAACATGTTTTGCATCGATTGCTAGTTCGTTTTGTGCATCCTGGAATCTACCTCCTGTTGCATACGGATTAGCCGCACCTTGATATGCTGGTTGGCCACCTCCGCCTGCGGCTGGGCTAGTATTAAATGTATTATCTACTGTAATTTGTGTAGCTGTTAAATTTTGAAAATTTGGATTCATATCAGTAATAACGTACTGCTCAAGGTCTTTACCATTGCTTTCATTTACTATTACTTTTACTAGCTTTGTCATGTCAACCCAGTACATTTCAAATGTCTCTGGGTCACGTATAAATATTTGATCGCCGTACTTAATTGTATTACGGAACATTTTAAATATGCGTTGATTAAGTTTATTTAATTTTACCCACTGTTGCAGTTGTGTTTTTATTACTTCTAGTTCACTATCAGTCGGGTTTTCCATAAACTCAAGATTAAACGGTGTTTTATTTTGATCGTGTTGTTGTGTGGAAAATTCAGCAAGAATATCAAGGGCTGCATTTATTTCCGAATCTTGATCCATTGCTTCGTATTGATTATACCGCTCTATTCGATTCGGGTGACCAGTATACACTTCCGGCAGTCTGCTTTGGTAGTTTTTGTATCCAGGATCTGGGTTAAGACTTTTACCTTTATGTCCCGGAATCGGAGATCGTGTGCCATCTGCATTCGGTGCTATCTTAAAATATTTACGCCATCCAGCCATTAAATTTTATCCTTGTTAATCTTATTGTAACGTGTATTTACCTTAGATTGTTGCCGCGGCTATTTTACTTTGTGCTCTAGCCGATTCTGCTGTACTAGCAGATGTTTTTGACATTTCATTTACCATTGTTTGCATTAAACCTACTTGCGTTGATAAATGCTGTACTGCACCCGATAAATTACCATTCATTTTATCTATGCTGCTTGCAACTGGTGCCAGGTTATCGTTTCCTTTTTTGTTTTCAAATTCTGTTAGCATTGTTTGGTATGCTTCATTAAAATGTGCTGGAAACACGCCATTGTTAACAGGTGTAACCATTTCGTCGCCGTGTAGCATTGCTGGGAATCCGCCTAATGAGCCTTGCATTAATCCGCCTTTTGATGCTTGTATCAGTGCTTGGTTTGCAGTAGCTCTACTTCCAACATCTTTAGCATACTTACTCCCAGCAATTTCTTCTGCCATTTTTTTGTAATCTTTGTTCTTAACTGCTTCAACGAATCTTGGCCAACCTTTATGATTGTTAGTAGTTTTCCACCAACCAGCACCCATATTAAAGGTCATATCGTCTATGGCTTCTTGCGCGCCTTTTTTCAGTCCGCCATAACCCGGCATTAATTTTGCTGCGGCAACATGCGATTTAAAGTCCGATTTAAATAACGAAATAGCTTGCTTTTCTGTTAGACCTTTGCTAAAATCTTCTCCTTTTTTTACTTTGTGCCCATATCCAATAGTGTATTGATCGTTATCTTTATATGGCATGTAAAGACCGTTTACTTTAGGTTTTCCTTCATGCGCCATCGTTACAGCAGCTTCTGCAGATATTCCACTACTGCTAGTACCACCAATGGCACCGTACTCTTTGTGTTTATCTGCTTTTTGTAATTTGAGCATCTCTTCTATAGCTGTTGCCATTCGCTCATTTATTTTTTCAATAGTGTTACGTTTCCACTGTCGTGCTAGCGAGAGGTTTTTTGGCAGCTTCTTAATTGACTGACCTATGTTATATATTGATTCTTTATCTGATTTTATCGAGTCTTTTAGTTCTTGTATTTTAATTTGTCTGGTAACTTCATCGGCAGACTTTCCTTGTGCAATTGCACGTTGGCCCATGACTTCTGCATATGAATCGAAGCCAAGGTGTCCGCCAAATGATTTAGCAATTGCATCTTCTATACTATTGGATATAGTTTCACTAAACGAATGTTTGATATTTTCCCATGCTTGCTCAACAACAGACCGATCGTTTAATTTAGCAGTTTCAAAAAATGAATCCATGGATCCAATAACGTCAACAGAAAGGGTTGACGTTTTACTCACCCAACCCGTAATAGTTTTTAGAAAATCTGTCATGGCTGGCTCAGCTTTAACCATTACTTTCTGGTATGCTAGATTTGCATCCATTAAATCTTTCTTAATTTGTGCTTCTTTTTTACTTGATGCCGCTGAATGTTGTTGCTGGTCCGCTAACTCCTTGTCCGAAATCATAGTTCTGTTGATTATTTTTTGCCAGCCAAGGTTATTATCACTTAACTCATTACCGTAGACACCTAATTGCAGTAATACACCACTCATTTGTTTCGCGCCCGGAATAACATACTTATTTAAAACAGTATTTGCCGACATGCCGGCTTCTAATGCTGCATTTACAGCCTGGGCATTTCCTCCTAGTTGCTGAACAAATAATTTAGCTTCTGGAGTGTTTGTAATGTTATTTGAAAAATCTCTGAATCCTTTTGCAATTTGCGGGCTGCCTTCAGCAAAGATAACGTTCATTTTATCAAATTCTTTGCGTATACTATCAGTAGCCATATTTTGATGTGCATTCCATGCCGCTTCAGCCATTGCACTTTCACGTAATGCCATTTGTTCTTTTCGACTAACACCTGTTAATCTAGTTAGTTGATCTAACTCTTCAAAATATGCACCTGTCATAACACTTAACTGACGTGCATCTTTGTTTTGTGTTCTGCCCAGGGCAGTTTGCAGTCTTAAATAGTCCCCAGTCGATTCTATCAATTCTTCTGTTGAAATACCTAATCCACGTAGTCGCTCACCAACTTGACCACCTACCATTTCCTTAGTTAGTTTTGAAAATTGTGCAGAACCGCTTGCTACACTGCCTGACATTGCCGCAAGTGCAGATGCATTGCTTACCAAGTAATCTCTATACGTTTGCATTGGAATTAGCGAATCGGCCCATTGCTCTTTAAATCCGATTATACCAGTGGCACCCAGTGCGCCTGCTTTTCCAAGTTCTTCCATTGTCTCAATAGAGTACTGTACTTGTTTACCAAGGCCGCTGAATGTTGCACCTAACACACCCCCAACAAGAGGAATAGATTTTAATACAGACGACATGCTTCCTATAACTTGACTAAGATCAGCGTTTCCGTCTTGTAACCCTTTGCCAAATTGTTTTGCTTGTTCGCCGGCGGCTTTTAAGTTAGCAGATACTGTAGCAGCAGTTTTTGCTTGAGCCTGTGCGGCTTTTTCCCGTTTAGTAAGACCTTTAGTACTGCCGTCTAATCCTGCACTAAATCGTTCTATTGACTCTGAACTTGTTCGTCCGGTACGTTCAATTTCTTCGATAATACGCTGTAGTTCTTCTTCGTCGTTAAAATCTGCCATGGTTAATTTATCCAAATAAATATGTATATAACTTATATTTATGGTGATTAAATGACTACTACAAACAACCCTTTACAGCAATACTTCAGACAGCCTGCAATTTACATGCCTTTACTATCAGGTGGCAAATACTGGAAAAACAATGCTGTTAATATACCCGCAGTTAATGAGCTGCCTGTATTACCAATGACAGCAATCGACGAGGTAACTATCCGAACACCGGACGGGTTACTAAATGGTCAAAGCACAGTCAGCGTAATTGAAAGCTGTATTCCTAATATCACAGATGCATGGGAGATTCCCGTTGTTGACCTTGATGCAATTTTACTTGCGATACGTATTGCAAGTTACGGTCATACTATGGACATCACATCAAAATGTCCCAATTGCAACGAAACAAGCGATTTCGAAATCGACCTAAGAACAGCACTTGATGCATTATCAATCGCAGACTATGATAAACCGTTTGTTTTTAATAATGTAACTGCAACTATACGACCAATGACATATCGAGAAGTATCAGACAACAATGCAATACAGTTCGAAGAACGTAAAGTGCATCAAATAAATGCAGACGACAATATGTCAGGCGAAGAAAAGCTTAAATTAATTACCGAATCATTCAAAACGATAACGGCACTTAGTATAGCTGCTGTTGCAAAATCTGTAACAAGCATATCCATTGACGAAGGTACTGCAACTGAGCCAACCCATATCGCCGAATACCTTTCAAAGTGTGATGCTAAATTTTATACTGCATTAAGAAATCACATCACTGATCTCAAAAAACAATGTGAAGTTAAACCTGTCCATATTAAATGCCCAGATTGTAATAACGAATACGATATGCCCTTTACCCTGGATTTATCTAATTTTTTCGACTAAGGCTCATGACTTCAACTAATGAAGAGATTGAGTCGATGCTAGAAGATTACGACAAAGAAGTTGCAAATATAAAGCACACAAGTTTAAAAATGTGCTGGTCAATGAGAGGTGGAGTTACATATTCAGAGATAATGAATATGGGTGTTGCAGAACGCAAGATGATTAGTGATATTACTAACGATAATATCGAGACTACTAAAAAGACAAACCTGCCATACTTCTAATAGAACTAAAAAGATAAAAGATAAAAGATTATAGTGCTTAATTGCACTATTTTTTTGATGGAATACCATTATGTTGTTTTTAGTCATGGAATACCATTATGTTGTTTTTAGTCATGGAATACCATTAATCTATAATGATAATAGTTTCTATTGATGCTACGCATCAAATCATTTCATGTTTACTTCGTAAACCTTCATGAAGTTATTTCTTTCTAGTTTAAATGAGTTTATAAAAATCTATTATTAATATTAAATAATGTGCTCTATTATTACGAATGGGTCACTCTTCATGTAGATGTATTCAGAATTTGCCCGTTACGAGCAAATCCTAAATTGTGTTCTCAGAACTTCATGTGAGTGCACGATCAGGGAGATAAAATGATTATTGCATTAGCTTGCAACACGAAGGCGGTCGACCGGTACCTTCTACATTGATATTGGAATCTGGTGTGGATTCTCGAACGGGCAACTATTTAACACTATCTCCTCATATTAAATAGTTGGGCGGTTGTATCTGTTTCAACAGAGCCGCATCATTAGCCATAATGATTGTTTGTATCTCTTTAGTCAAATGCATTGTATGTTGGCATATTGCATCGTCATCTGGCGGGGTAGTGACTAAAGTTGCTGCTACTACTCAGCTAGTATCTCGCTCATCTTAGGCGGTGTTCCTACATACGTATCATCTCTGGCATGTTCAGTTTGTTTTAGTAGTTATGTCTAAATAGTTATGCTAAATTGCACAGATTAAGCTCCAGTAACACAATGAGTGAAATCTGACGGTTTAAAGCGCCTCTCACGGATAGGGTTAGTTTCAGCTACGGCTAAGTTAACCTGCACCAGCTCTCATAACGAGCTGTCGACGATTATGTCTAACGTTGTCTTGCGATTACGTTTATCGAACACGTCTATTATAACCGTTAAGAATAACGGTTTAGTTCCCATGATGAAATTTATTTTTATATGCCAGTCGAAATAACATTTAGCTATTTCTGATGATGTTCTTTTACTATTCAGCTATTATACTAATATGCATTAGTGTAGTCAAATATTTTGGTTATTGTAGTTTGCGTCTAAATTTAATGGCGCCTATTTGTCCGTTGTAGTACTTTCGTGTACCGTCTGGTAGAGTTGCGGTTAGTACCTTTTCTTCCCATTGAATTTCAACTTCACGAAAAGATAAGTCGCCTTTTGTTTTGCATAATTCGATAATTTCAAATTTGAAACGATCTTTTCCGTGTTTGACAATTAGTTCGTTTATCTGTCTGGAGCTAGTGGTGTATTCACGCCACTTGCCTTCTTTAATTACTCTTTTGCGATTTTTTCTACCTTTAACAATCTTTCTTGTTACATTAAAAAATTGCTTTCTACCGATATATTCCATTGTTGTTACTAAATCTGTAACTCTATATACAAATCCGTACCATTCGGTAATATCAAATTCTTCTGTAAACTGCCAATGTCCTAAATCCATTAATAACCTTTAGCTATATTTATCATGGGCAATAAAGGCCTGGTTAAAAATGATATGATTAGTTTGCGTTTACGGTATTAATAGTTGCGTCACATAAAAAATGAAGAATACTATTGAATATTTCTTGGTCAGTTGTAAAAAGAGGAACTGAAATTATGCCAGTTGATCCGTCTGGGTCAGATATATTACTATAATCGCCACCAAGGCTTGTGACAATATTACTAATTACTGTATCTATAAGCCATCCTAGTTCTAAACTGGGTGTAACCCAATATGAACATCGATTGGTGATAATAAGAGGTTTAAAAGATGATAATAGTGCAGTATCTGCAGCCCGCCTTACATCGGTCCAGTTATAATCGTCGATTATTATAATACCGTTTTGTGCCAGACAATTTTGTGCTAATGTAATATCGGAAACTGCATGATCAAAAGAGTGATTACCATCAACATGAATAACGTTGTATTTGGTATTGTCGGTGTATAGTGCACTATCGATTAATTTTAAATCGATAAAATTACCATGTAGACGTCTGCATTTTTGCAAATAATCTTTGATATCTATGCCGGTTATATGAGATGATGGGCTGGCATCGTGTAATATGCCAGCAGTTAGTCCTTCGTACACGCCTATTTCAAGAATATTTGGTGGTAAGGTG